GCAGATTATCAGTATAAGGCAGCGTTTGCTGCTAATCCTGAGATCAATCTGGTTGCTTGCCTTGCTGAAATCATGGCAGGGATGGAGTGGAAATAATGACTGGAGTGCTCGATGGTTTGGGTGCTCCAAAAGTTGAATATGATGCTGAGGAGTACAAAGAAAAGAAGAAGGGTATATCTCCCTTCGACTTTATTAAAGATATAAACTATGAAAAGAAGAATCTAATTGTTGATGATTGGTCTGAGAAACAATACAATCCTTGGATCATTAATCGTGGGTTGACATTCAGTATTGACACTGTCCACCCTGCAAATGAAATGAACTGCCGTCCCCATCTCGATAAGAGCATGCAAAACATGTATCTTATAAATACTATTCGCGCTAGAAAACGTTTTGATAAATGGATCAAAATCGAGGACGATGCCGAAGTGGAGATGGTGAAAGAGTATTATGGTTACAGCAATGACAAGGCTCGCCAAGCACTCACAATTCTCTCTGAAGAACAAAAAAAATATATAAAAGAGAAATTGTTTAAAGGTGGTAAAAAATGAGCGAAGATTTTTTTGACATTGACTTTCCAGGGTACGCACCGCTGGAAGTCAACTTAAAGAATCCTGATGACTTCTTGAAAGTTCGCGAGACCCTTTCCCGTATTGGTGTTGCATCAAGAAAAGAAAAGATTCTTTATCAATCATGTCACATTCTACACAAGCAGGGCAGATATTTCATCGTGCACTTTAAAGAACTCTTTGCCTTGGATGGTAAAGATGCAGACTTTAGTGACAATGATTTACAACGCAGAAACACGGTAGCACATCTTCTTTCGGATTGGGGATTAATCACTATTCTAAATCCTGAGATTCATGAAGATAAAGCACCACTAAATCAGATTAAAGTAATTGCGTTCAAAGAAAAAACTGAATGGGAACTCGTTCAGAAATATAACATTGGTCGTAAAAAATAATTGACTTTCTTCTAAAAGTATAGTATAAATAGAAGGTGCCATGCTTCGGATGGCACCTTTTTAACACTCGCTTAATAGGAGCAAAATATGAAATTTGATACAACAAGTTTACCGCACATCGATCGTTATTTTGTTGGCGCTGATCGCGTCATGAAAAGGTTAGCAGATATTGCTGATCAATCGACACTGATGATGCCAGTTAAATATCCCCCATACAATATCAAGAAAATCGATGAAACTCGATACGTAATCGAACTGGCAGTTGCTGGTTTCGGTAAGTCAGAGATTGATATTGAATTGCAAGAAGGCAAGTTGTCCATCCACGGAAAGTGCGACTCGCCTGAATCCACTGAATATCTCTGGAAGGGGATTGCTGAGCGAGGATTCAAACGTGAATTCACTCTCGCTGACAATGTTGAAGTAAAGAGTTCTTCTCTGGTAAATGGTATGCTGAAGATCTTTCTTGAGGCATTTATTCCAGAAGAAAAGAAAGCAAAGAAAATCGAAATCAGTGATGAAGATAATGAGTATCCGTCACAGGCTGCCGAATTCTTAGCAGAAGGTAAAACAAAGTAATTTAATACTGGTGGGTGGGATTAATTCTCACCCACCATTAACAATGAAGGTGAATACATGAGTAATATTAGATGTGTGAAGTTAATCAGTGGTGATGAAATTATCGCTGATATCGATGAGACAATTGATGGTCTTGTCATTCTAAAGAAACCTATGCAGATTATGATGATTCCTAATCAGAATAATCAATTCGGTATAGGACTAGCACCATTCTGTCCATATGCGAAAGATGACATGGTTCCTCTTCGCTCTGGTGCAGTTATCACAGTTTTTGAACCAGAGACTGGCATGTTAAACGAGTATAATACTCGCTACGGTTCAGGTCTGGTCGTTCCAGAAAGTAAAATTATCATATGACACAATCAAACATAGACCCGTATATTTACCGCATTAAATCAGTTACCAAAGTTGTAGATGGCGACACTATTGACGCTGATATTGACCTTGGTTTCGATATTTCCCTTACTAAAAGAATTCGTCTTGCAGGTATCGATACTCCAGAAAGTCGAACAACAAATCTCAAAGAAAAAGCATTGGGACTTGAGTCTAAAGAGTGGATGAAGAAAACTCTTGCAGGTGCTAAAGATATTCTAATCAAGACTGAGTTACCAGATAGTACAGAGAAGTATGGTCGTATCATTGGTCACCTGTTCATCAACGGTCAAGAGATCTCATTAAATAACCAGATGATTGCTGAGGGATATGCTCTGGCATATGATGGTGGCACAAAAGATATGGATTTAGAATTACTATTGTCGAGAAGAAAGAAATAATTTATCCCTTTACTTTTGTTATGTTTTATAGTATAGTAGTATTTGATTGATGAGGGATTTACATGAAATTTTATACATGCGCACACCAGTATGGTTCCAAGGTTCTTGTCCGTGGAGTACATAACGGTGTGCGCTTCACCAAACGAGATGACTTCAGTCCCACCCTGTTTGTAAAATCTAAGGGTGGCGCAGAAACACAATACAAGTCTCTGTATGGAGAAAACCTCCAACCGATTGACTTTGAAGATAACAATTCTGCCAAGCAGTTTGTTCAGACATATGGTCAAGCAGAGAATTCTGAGATCTTTGGACAGACCAACTATGGTTACCAATATATTACAAAAAAGTATCCTGGAGAAATTCAGTGGGATATGTCTCAACTTAATATCCAGACTGTCGATATTGAGACTTCAGCAGAGCATGGGTTTCCTGATGTAAACAATCCGATAGAAGAAGTTCTCCTGATCACGGTCAAGAATCTTATCACTCGACAGATTGTCACCTTCGGGTGTGGTGAGTTTGATGACCAGAACTCTGAGATTGTGCAGACCCTGAGGCATGCTGGCAACAAGTTTCTCTATGTAAACTGTGATAATGAACGCGACTTACTAGAAACCTTTCTGCGTTTCTATTCTGATGATCATCCAGATATTATTACAGGTTGGAACTGTGAACTGTTCGACATTGCGTATCTAATCTCTCGGATAGATCGTCTGTTCTGCACTGAAGAAGATACAACCATGCGCAAGAAGTTCTCGCCATGGGGTCTGGTTCGTCGTAAGAATTTGACAATCATGGGTCGCGAACATATCTCATATGATATTACTGGCGTTGCAGTTATAGATTATCTCGATCTCTATAAGAAGTTTACGTATACTCGACAAGAAAGTTACAAGTTGGATCACATTGCCAAGGAAGAACTTGGTAAGAAAAAACTTGAGCATCCGTATGAAACATTCCGTGAGTTCTATACAAAAGACTGGACACGGTTCGTAGAGTATAACATCATCGACGTTGAGATCGTTGACGAACTTGAGCGCAAGATGAAACTGATTGAACTTGTGCTCACGATGGCATACGATGCTAAGTGCAATTATACTGATGTGTTCTCACAGGTTCGCACATGGGATTGTATTATCTACAATCACTTGCATGATCAAAATATCCAGATTCCCCAGAAGAAAGAAAACAGGGGTAGGACTATTGAGGGTGCGTATGTGCAAGAACCAAAGGCAGGAAGGTATGACTGGGTTGTTTCTTTTGATGCTACCTCGCTGTATCCATCTATCATTATGCAGTACAATCAATCACCAGAAACTTTCGTTCAGGGTGTAGTAAAAGACACAACGGTGAAAGGATTGCTCAAGCATAGTTATAATCTCGAAGATCTCAAACAAGATGATGTTTGCATGACTGCTAATGGTTATTGTTATACTCGTAAAAAGATGGGAATGTTTCCTGAGATTGTTCAGAAGTTCTTTGATGACCGACAGCGGTATAAGAAACTGATGATTATCGCACAGAAAGAATATGAGGAAACTAAAAATCCCAAACTAAAGAACGACATCTCGAAGTATAATAACTTTCAGATGGCAAGAAAGATTCAGTTGAACTCACTGTTCGGTGCGTTGGCAAATGAGTATTTCCGCTACTATGATGCTCGCATTGCCGAGGGTATCACTACGACTGGTCAGTATATTATTCAGGAAGTAGGTAAGGCACTTGACGTCTATCTTAACAAGGTCGTAGGAACAAATGGACACAACTACTCTTTCTACTCTGATACTGATTCTTGTTATATTTCCTTGGACCCTCTTGTTCGTAAGTTCTATGGCAATCTATCACGCGATAAACTCATTGATGTTCTCGATAAAATCTGCGAGGAGAAAATCACAGAGGCAATCAACAAGAGTTGTGATGGACTTGCGGACTACACGAATGCATTTCAAAAGAAAATTGTATTCAAACGTGAGGCAATCGCAGAACGTGGTCTCTGGGTTGCGAAGAAAAGGTATGCGCTCAACGTCTACGATAATGAAGGTGTCCGATACAAAGACCCGAAACTTAAAGTCATGGGTCTCGAGATCGTTCGTTCTTCCACTCCAGCACCTGTTCGCGAAAGTCTCAAGGAAGCAGTAAGACTATCATTGACTGCAGATGAAGCAACTCTACAGAAGTTTATTGAACATACTCGTGGGTTGTTTAATAAAATGGAACCTGAAGATATTGCTTTCCCGCGAAGCGTCAATGGACTTGCTAAGTATACATCAAGAGCAGACATATACGGCAAAGGAACACCGATGCATGTTCGTGGTGCTTTGATGTATAATCACCTGCTTGAGAAGCACAATCTTAGTATGAAGTATGAAGCAATTCAAGAGGGCGAGAAGATTAAGTTCCTATACTTGAAGGAACCAAATACTATTCGCGAAAATTGTATTGGTTTTATTGGTAAAATACCAAAAGAGCTTGACATACATAGGTATGTAGATTATAATACAATGTTCAATAAGAGTTTTCTTGAACCATTAAAACAAATTGTAGAAGGCATTGGTTGGAATACAGAACCAGTTGCCACGTTAGAGGATATGTTTACATGAATGCACTAATCGATAAAATTAAAAAGAACAGCACCATTAAGGAGACCAACGTTCTCTCTAAGAGTAAGTTGTTCAGCACCAAGGATCTGATCCAAACATCAGTTCCTGCCTTGAATGTTGCCTTGTCTGGCAAACTGGATGGTGGATTGACTCCAGGATTGACTGTCTTTGCTGGTCCATCGAAGCACTTCAAGACAGCGTTTGCTATGATGCTAGTTAAGAGTTTCCAAACAAAGTATCCTGATGGTGTCATCCTGTTCTATGACTCTGAGTTTGGTGCGCCACAATCATACTTCGAGAACTTTGGTATTAATACTGACATGGTTATCCACACACCAATCACTGACATTGAACAGTTGAAGCATGATGTGATGCAGCAGATTAATCAGTTCGAACGTGCCGATAATGTTATGATTGTTGTTGACTCTGTTGGTAACTTGGCATCTAAGAAGGAAG